GATGTGCCTAGCTTCCTTGCTGCTAAATATGGTGGTTTTGAGACATTAATCAGAACTAAAACAGAGTCGGAGCAGGCAGCTCAAACGGTGATGGATACAGGGGAATCTTTAGCGGCTGGTGTTGGTGAGGTTGAAAATGTCGTTTGATGTTTTTGAAGATGGTGAAGAAGGTTTAAGTGAGATAGATGAACTTGCCTTAGTTGAATACCATAACCAGATACATAGGGTATTTAAACAGAATCAGGAAGGGGCAAAGCTCCTTGATAAATGGTTTGATGATTACGTAATGTCTCCTACAGTTATTCCGGGTAATAGCTTAGAGGCCCACGGTATACGAGAAGGGACAGCAAGTTTTGTTCGACATATAATTAAAACCATTGAAATGGTAGAAAATAACTATAACCAACCTACGGAGAATAGCGATGACTGAAGCTACCGAAGAAACTACAGAGCAGGCTACAGAAGAAACTACAGAGCAAACCACTGAAGAGACTACTTTAGCTGAACGTCCTGAGTGGTGTGACGAACGCTTTTGGGATGGTGAGAAAGGCGAGCTAAGGGCTGAAGATGTGCACAAGTCTTGGAAACACGCTAGCGATAAATTAAGCGGCAAGAAATCTGCTCCAGATGCTTATGAATTTAATTTCTCTGAAGATATTCCAGAAGAATTACTAGAAGGTTTAGATAGTGAATCAGACTACGTAAAATCACTTATAGAAATAGCCAAAGATTCAGATATGGATCAAGAAGGTTTTGATAGGTTATTAAATCTCACCGCTAAAGATGAATTCGAGAAAGAGCAGGCTGTACAAGCCGAGAAGGCTAGAGAGCTTGATGCTTTGGGTGAACATGCTTCACGTAGGATTAAAGATGTTAAATTATGGCTTGATGCAAGTCTACCCAGCCATTTGGCTGATGCCCTTAAAGGTGCTGCTAATTCTGCTGCTATTGTGGAAGCTATGGAAGGTTTGATATCTTCTACAAAAAATCCTACTCTACCAAAAGAGGATTTATCGAGTGAAGTAGTTAGTATTCACGATGATTTAAGAAAGCGTCAATTTGCTAAAGATGAGAACGGCAATAGATTGATGCAAAACAAAGCATACGCTCAGGCTTGGCGTGATGATTGCGCGGCTTCAGGGTTTACGGGGTAATTTATGGCATTTACACAGCAAACATTTAGTCCAGTTGGGGCCAATAGCACGGAGGCTCCAGCGGTCTACGCTTATAATACTGTCGACTCACTGGCAACAGTAAGTTCAACAGACTATTTTATTGATAAGCAGCAGCAACTAAATGAAGATGATTTTATCATGGTAGCGGCTTCTGACGGTCCAGCAATCGCTACAGTCAATGCTGATATGTCTACCGTAACTTTGAGTATTACCTAATGGCCTTTACACAAAGCACATTTGCCTCAGTAGCAACTAACTCAACACTAGCCCAGGCTCTTTATTCCTATAAAACGGCTGATGATACAGCCACGGTTACGGCTACAGGCTATTTTGATACTAAGAAGTTGCAACTTAATGAAAAAGATCAAATATTGTGCAAATTGTCTGATGGGGTTGTTATTGTTCAGATAGGTGCTGATACCTCGACCGGTTCAGTGGTTATTGGTGGCGCTACTTTCTGCGCATCTCCTACTTATACGCCTACCGTTATTGCTGGCGGTCAAACAACTAATATAGTTGGCAATAACATTACAGGTATAAATAACGCCTCAACTGTTGGAAATAATACGCCTGTTGTGGTTGATGCAGCCTTTGGGTTTACAAGTCAATCATCAATTGTTCATATTGAAACAACCTTTCAAGCTCAGACAGGTACGGGGAATAGTTTTATTTTAGGGTTTATTTCGGCCTCGCCTATTACAGGTATTTCAGATGTGCTATGCGGCTTGGTGATGGACCCAAGCACGGGCGTTATATTTGATGCTTTAGGTGCTTCACCAGTTGGCGTTGTATCGGTAATGGCACCTGGCGTTTATACGGCCTCATTAGACTTAAACACAGCGACCAGTACAGTAACCTTTAAGGATAATAATGCTAATACATCGCCGTTATCCGTTACTTTAAGCCCTGCTTATAATAACCTTAATCCTACTTATGCGGGGTTTGGTGCTAATGCTGGCGATACATTAGGTGATGAGATAACGCAAACAGCTAATATAGGAGATTCAGCCTTTGTAATCTCTACGGTTGGCGCTGTGAGCTATTGTGATGCTTAAGAAATATAGCGAGGTTATATAATGGCTTTTACTCCTGAAACATTTAGTCCATTAGGTGCTAATTCTAGTGAGGGTATCTCTGTATATAAATATGAAACTGAAGATAGCCTTTTGGACGTTTCTGTAAGTGGATATTTTTCGCAAAAGGATCAACAACTTAAGCAAAATGACATAATATTAGTCGTTGCTCAAAGTAGTGACACTGCTTTTTTTAGAATGGGTGTTGATACCTCTACGGCTATTCCTGATATCTCAGGGGGGTCTGGTACTGTCGATTCTGTTTTTGGTCGTACTGGTGCTGTGATTGCTCAGAGTGGAGACTACGACACAGGCGAAGTAACAGAGGCTTCTAATCTCTATTACACAGAGGCTAGAGTTAATGCTAATGCTTTGGTTTCAGGAGCCGAGCAAGCCGCTAATAAAAATGCATTAAATGGATATGCAGGGCTATCAAGTGGAAAGTTAGATATTTCTGTTATTCCTACCTCTGTTATTGGGGGTATTAAAGTTGTTGGCTTTTGGAATGCTAATACAAACACTCCTGACTTATCAGCTTTAACCTTGGGTCAAGGTGAAGCATATCAAGTAGATACAAACGGTTCGACCAATTTAAATGGAGAAACTAATTGGCGTGTTAAAGACTTAGCTGTATGGGATGATGGTTTAGCGGGTAATTGGTTTAAAATAGATAATACTGACGATGTATTAAGCGTACATGGCAGAACTGGAGCTGTAGTTTCTTCTAATGGTGACTATGACACAGACCAAGTAACAGAGGCTTCTAATCTTTATTATACAGATGTTCGCGTTAGTTCAAATTCTGATGTATCTGCAAATACAGCATCTAGGCATGATGCGCTTACGCTTAACGCTGACACCAAAACACAAGACGCGCTTGCTTTATCTGGTCAAGAATTACAGATAAAGTTGGATGTTTATGATAAAGCTAATGAAACTGGAATTGAGCAAATTACAGGCCCAATAATCACCCCGCCAACCTTAACAGCTACTGCAGATAATTATAATCCTACAGGCTTCTCCACTGCCAACATGATTCGACAGGATATAAACGCTAACAATCGAGAAATTAGCGGATTTTTAGCCCCGTCGGCTGGCGTTAATCGTATTATAAGAATAAATAACCTCTCTACTTCTGGGTTTGATCTTAGATTTTTAAATAATAATTCAGGCAGCGTTGCTGCAAACAGAATCCTTGTTAGGGATAGTGCAAATAAATCTATTAAACCAAATGAGACAGCGGCTTTTTGGTATGATCATACCTCATTGCGCTGGAGACCTTATAATAGAACAGGATAAATTATGGGATACAAACTATACATAGAAGACATTGCTATAAATCCAGTTGTAAAGGTATTGCTAGACACTGACCCGATACCGATAGGGGATACGGGCGACTCCTATATTGATTCTTCGCAAGACTTACTTGCATGGAAAGCTTACGGCCTCCAAGGTTGTCGAGACTATACACAATTTAGAACTAGGGTAATAGAACAGCTCGACATAAAAACATGGGCCGCTTTGAGTGATGCCGAAAAAGATTTTGTTATAGAAATTTATGCTAAAGAAACGGCTATAACTCCTGAAGCAGATGCCACTAATAAAATAACTTACTTAATAACAACTGGGCAAGCCTCTACAACTGAAGAGGGTCGCATTTTTCTTGTGGATGCTTGGGCTGATCATCATGTTTTGGATGTGGTTGCATGTGGACAACGAGCCACAGCAGTTAGGCTATATTCTGATATTGGGGTGTATCTTAGCTTGGCAGATACAACCGACTTTTTCACGACTGTAGAAAATCTATATTTTGCTTTTGAAAGGCAAGCTATAAAAGGCTCTAAAGATGGCTCAGAGATAGGGCTTTTTGATTATGTAGAAAGCACTCCGGGCACTGTGTACGAATTCGCTGGCCTAGCGTCAAAAGGATACACCATGCAAAACGGTGATCCAGACGAAACAAACCTCATAAATGATATTATGAACATAATCAGGAAAGGTGAATATTAATGAAAGCTGATTTTGTTCTTAGAGAAATGGTTCTTAATGAGATTATGAAGGGTCGGATAATGTGGGTTCAAGACGATCAAGAGGGAGAGGATCAAAAAATAGTGGATTATGTAAAAGTGGTCCCTCAATCCCCTATAGTTCTAGTACATTTCACCGACAACACGGTAATGGAAATGAACGAGCATAAGCCTTATACCTTTGAAGTTAATACAAAATTAAATTGGAAAAAAGCCACTAGGCGACAGATAGCGCAATCTAATAATAATATATAAATACTTTGGTTGACGTATCGAGACATAAAATTATGACTAAAAATAACTACTCATGCGGCCCTTATGGCGATGGTTCTATTGCCAAAGTATTATCGTGGTGCATTAGAAAGCTTCTTGATATTTGTGAGATGAATTTTGAAAAATCATGTAAACGCCATGATCATGTGTGGGGGCCTGAATACGGAGGTCCTAATACTCGTGATGATATAGAGTTTATGCTTAATGTTTATGATGAGGCTAAAGAGCAAGGCTCGAACTGGTCATGGATTTATGCCTCAGTAGGTTTTGTAATGGTTAGGATTACAGCTTTTGTTTATAAGGCTCATTTAAGCGCTCTTAAAATGATAAAGCCTATAAAATCACAATTTAAGAAATTAAAGAATAATTACTAACTTGCTATAAAGCTTTAAGTAATTATAATGTAAGTATTCACTATCAAGGGATAACCTTATTATGAGGCCCAAATGAGATAGTTTAGATCACCTTCGGGGATAATGGTCAAACGTAACACTTAGTTAATTCTAAGTATTTTAATCTTTTTTGGAGAATCATAATGTCTAAAACATTATCATCCGTTGCAAGCATTGAGTTTGACAGCGAAGTAAAACAAGCCTATCAAGGCATGTCTAATCTACGTAGTACCGTTACACAGCGTCAAGGCGTTGTAGGTGATACTTATAATTTTCGTTCAATGGGTAAGGGCTTAGCTAATCAGAAAGCCTCTCAAGCCGATGTAACTCCTATGGATGTTGCAAACGGTTTAATTCCAGCGACCCTACAAAATTGGAATGCTGCAGAGTATACCGATATTTTTGATCAAGCTGCTGTTAACTTTGATGAGCAATCAGAGCTAGCTGAAGCCATCGCAATGGCTATCGGTCGTCGTGAAGATCAGCTTATTATTGATGCTGCTGTTGCCGGTACAGGCTCTACTGTTGCCGCTGGCGGTACTAATCTTACAGTCGCTAAACTTCGAGCTGGAGCAAAAAACCTTAATAAAGCTGGGGTTCCTAGTAAGGATCGTCATATTTTGGTTAGCGCTGAAGGCCTTGATTCTATGCTTGGAGAAACAGAGGCCACTAGTTCTGATTTCGCAGTGGTTAAGGCTTTGGTTCAGGGTGAGATTGATACTTTTGTTAGTTTTAAGTTTCACACTATAGAAGATCGAGATGAGGGCGGATTACCTATTGCGGCTAATATCCGTTCTACAATGGGGTATCACATGAAAGGTATAGGTATCGCTGTTGGTATCGGTCCTAAAACTGAGGTTAACTACATCGCCCAAAAGACTTCTTGGCTTGCCAATGGAATCTTGAAAGCTGGTGCGGTTGCCCGTGATCCTGAAGGCATCGTTACTATAGAAACTGACGAATCATAAACTTTACGCTTTAGGGGGTTGCTCGCCCCCTATTGCCTTTTTATTAATTAATTTGGAGAAATACAATGGCTTTTGAATCAGAAAATTTTTTACCACTTTCAAGCCTTGCCAATAGTAACGCGCCACGTCAATTCAGCTATAGTTCTGATTCTGACAACTTGGCCACAGTTAAAGGAGCTAATTATTTTGATAACGCAGCTCTAACCACTGGCGGTTTAGGTTTAAAAGATGGTGATGTTATTTATGTTAAAGCTTCCGATGCTTCTAGCTTTTTAGATATGGCTGTTGCTGCTGGTGTTTCGACTGTAAATAGCGCTAACGACTTTGCATAATGGCAAGTCAAATAGATATGGCGTCTAACGCCTTATTGTTATTGGGTGACGCTCCTATATCCTCTTTTGAGGGTGCAGGGGCGGGTGCTCAAGTTATGAGTAATTTGTACGAAAGTACCTATCTTGACATGATCACGTCAACACCTTGGGGCTTTACTAAGAAACAACAAAACCTATCACAGAATACAACACCTCCTACGTTCGATAACTACCAATACAGTTATACTATTCCAGCAGATGCGCTTACTTTGTTTGGTCTGCGCTCTAATATGGATTACTACACGTATGAGGGTAAATTAATCTACACAAATGATTCCTCGGCACAACTTGAATATTTTATAAAACCTAATGAGGGTGACTTACCTCCTTATTTTGTAAGACTTATGGAAGCTGAGCTTGCCGCTAGGGCTGCTATGGCGGTCACAGATCGTTCTACATTAGCCGCCGAGATGCGTAACCAAGCAGATGCTCAATGGGTTAGGGCTGCTGGTATCGACGCTCAAAACGACACTAACGAGGCCATAAGGTCAAGTCCGTTCACAGAGGTGCGCGGATGACATGGGAAATACAATCTAACTTTTCAGCCGGTGTATTAGATCCTAAGCTAAAAGGTCGTATTGACTTAAGCACTTATTATAATGGCGTTGAGGAGGGTTTAAATGTTATCGCTCTACCTCAAGGCGGTTTCACTCGTCGACCCGGTTTTGAATATCTAAATAGCACAACTAATCCTGTTAGGCTTTTTGCTTTTGAATTCAATGTAGATCAAAGCTATGTCGTTGGTTTTGATGATACTGATTGGATTGTATGGGATTTAGATGGTGTTCAAATCGACACGGATACGCATACTTTTGGTGCTGATATCTTCGATGCTGATTTTGTACAAAGTGCTGATTTCCTGATATTGGTACATCCTGACCATGCACCCGCGCAATTGGTTAGAGATACAGCAGTAGACTTTAATTTCTCCGATATTACTTTACTGAATATCCCTACTTTTAATTTTGACGATGCGAGCAGTCCTGTGCCTGTTTCGTGTGTTCAAACATTAACATTTTCAAGTTTTGCCGTTTCAGACCGTTATAAATTGGTATTAAATGATTTCTTGAGTGCTGAGATATCATTTGCATCTACTTCAGCCGATAATATAACCAGAATAAAACAGGCTCTATTAGATATGCCTTTGATCGACAGTGATCCCTCTACGGTAACGGTAACGGGCGGCCTTACAACTTATACTATTACTTTTTCAGGTAATAGCGCCTCAGATTACGAAGAATTAAACGGTGTTATTGTTGAATCACAGTCTTTAAGTGCAGCAGCAACAGCGGTTGTTGCAACTCCTGGTACCACTAAGAAAGAGCCTGTTTGGAGTGCTGGTCGTGGCTATCCTGTATCAGTGATATTCCATGAGGGAAGGTTGGTATTTGGCGGCTCAAAGTCTCGACCAGCGACTATATGGTTTAGCTTTGCTAATGATTTCTTTAACTTTAAAGAAGGTACTGGGCGCGATGATGAGGCAATTGTAGCGACTTTAGATACTGACCAGCTAAACGGTATTGTTGGCTTAAGTACAAATAGGAATTTACAAATATTTACTACAGGTCAGGAATTCTTTGTGCCTGTATCACCCATTACACCGGGTAACATTGTTATTAAGCCTCAGTCTAGATATGGCGCTTTGCCTATTAAGCCTCAAGTAATTGACGGCTTTACCTGTTACGTACAAAGGACAGGTAGGGCTTTAAGACGGTTTATATTGACTGAGTTTGAATCAAGCTATGAATCTATCAGTGTTTCGTTTCTAGCGCCTGAATTGGTTAATGGTCCCACGGAGATGACCGTACAGAGGGGTGCTTTTAATATTGACGCCTCATACCTTTATTTGCTTAATGGCGATGGTACTTTATCGGTTTATTCCTCTAAAAAAGAAGAACAAATTAATAATTGGGTTAAGTGGGATACTAACGGCACGATTAATTCAGTGGTAGCGGCTCAAGATGAATTGTTTTTCTCAGTTACTAGGACAATAGATGGTAATACGGTTCATTTCCTTGAAAGGCTTTATAACAGTCAAGATGATCAAATGTGGTGTGATGCCGGTGTTCGTTATGATCAAGCTGCCTCACCTACTATAAACGGATTAGGTCATTTAGACGGCGAAGAAATTCGAATAGTTTCTGATAACAACGTACAAGCCGACCAAGCGCCCGTTGCCGGGTCTGTTACTTTGGGCCGTGATACAGAATTTGGATGGGTTGGGTTAAATTATAATCCTAATATCAAGACAATGCCCGCTGTGGTACAGACTCAAAGGGGTTCAAGTTTCCCATTGCGCAAGCGATTCGTTAGAATAAGACCATTACTTTTAGATTCTTTAGGGGTTTGTATCTCTAATGGTACGGATGAGATATTTTTATCAGACAGGTTATTTAATGTGGACACCCTAAACAGTTCTTTAGATCCAAGAAGCGGTATAGGTCAGGGCGTTAAGTTCTTGGGTTGGACCTATGAAGCACAATTGGACATATATCAAAAAGACCCTTTACCGTTCACAATCACCAGCTTAGCAATGGAGTTAGGATAATGGCCATTCCAGCAGCATTACTATTTGCCCAAGTAGGTACTTCTTTGTTTTCGGCAAAGCTGGCTAGTGATGCAGCTAAACAAGAGGCTCGGGCTTTAGAGTTTAAATCTGAGCAAGAAGCGGTTAATGTTCGTCTTAGAAATAATGCCCGATTAGAAAAACTTCTAGATATTGTCTCTACTAATAATGCAGCAACAGGCGCTAGGGGAATTGCTCCTTCTGGTTCTCCGCAAAGAATAATGGAGGATAATTTCAGAATGGAATCGCGAGCCTCTCAGGCTGACTTGCTTAATTCCCGAGGTATTCAATTGTCTTTAAGGGCTAGAGCGACTGCTACTAGAAGGAATTCTCAAATTAAAGCTATTGGCTCTCTATTAGGGACAGGCGCAGATATTGCTAAAACTGGCTTTAAGCCAAAGGCTAAGTAATGGTTGAGAGATTCAGAGAAGGCCCACAACAACTAACATCATCTTTAGATACTGGCGGTGCGGATGCAACTAGACAATTATCTTCTATACTGTCTGAGTTTTCAGCGAGAATAGGCTCGGAAAGACGGGACCAAGTTGTCAGGGAAAGCTTAAAAGAAGGCGCTAAGGCTGGTTTGGAGAAAAAAGCGCCACTTAAAGATGACTTTAGTTTGGCTGCTCAATCCTTTAATCAGGGGTTAACACAATCCTATATCTCTTCTATTGATAATGAAAATAGGACAGAAATAGCACGTATTGCTAGTGAAAATCCAGCAGATCCAAATAGCTTTTCAAAACAAGTTAATAGCTATCGAGATGCGCTTTTATCGGGTGTGCCTGATGAGATTAGAACTAAAGCAACTCAGAATATTGATGCTCAAATAAACCGTTCTTTTGTTCAGATTCAGGGTAATGCAATACAAGCCCAAAGGAATGAGATATTAAACGAGCTACAAAATAACGCTAATGACACAATGACTGAGGTTTCAGACCTTGCTCGTGGTGGCGATACGATTGGCGCTGCTGAGGAATTTATAAAAATCGTTGCCGATGTTGATGCAATGGATATTCCCGAAAGCAAAAAGGAAGAAATGATAGAAGCTTATGGTTTAGAACTTACAGAGCAAACCTTTAAAGGTAATGCTGATCGACTTTACGAGGAAGGCGGCATAAGGGCTGTTAATGATTGGTTAACTAAGAATGAAGGCAAACCGCAAGACGGGGTCAGTTCTGATGAGTGGGACGCTATAACCGATGCCATCCAAACCGATGCTAACCGGAAAGAATCCAGAAAGAACGCTAGGCGCTCAGGCTCTTTAAAGGATGCTAGAAACAGTCTGAGACAGTATGAGCTAGCAAAATCTCTAGGGTTTGAAGTGTCCTTACAAGATGAGGTTGAGCTTAATAGGCGTATTGCTGGTACTGAATTGGTACAGAAGAAAAAGATAATAGACGAGACGGCTAAGTTTTCGGTTTTATCCGAAGCTGATCGCAATGATATTATAGGCGAATCGAGAACAGATAGGCTTAAGGATGTTGATATGTTTGCATCCATCGTAAAAGCTGATGCAGAAATCAACAAAATGGCACTTAAGGATGGGTATTCTTTGGGTGCTAGTCAGGGAATTATAGACTTCGCACCTTTGGAAATTGGCAACCCTGAATCGTTAGCGGTTCGTCTTGAGCAAGTACAGGTTTTGTCAGAGCACTATAATGTTCCTGTTTCACCTCTAACTGATCCCGAGGCTAAATCTTTGGTCGAAGATTTAGAGACTATGACCGTTAACGAGAAAACTAATCTAGCCATGATGTTTAGTGATAATCTTGGTGTATGGGGGCAATTAGACAAAAAGAATGCTGGTGCCTTTGCAATGGCTGGCGCTACAGGTGTCGAACTTGTAATGAATACAGTTTTTAAAGGTCAGGAATTGGTTAAAGCAAAGCTAGTCAAGAATATAAAGCCTACATTATACCTTCCTGTTTTCGATGAAGAGGTAGGAGGGGTTTATGGTACAAATGATAAGCGAGCCATTTTAGATGCGTCTTTAAATTATTACTACGGAAGCTCTACTGCTGCTGTTAGCGGTGAGTTTAACGAACAGGATTTTAGAAACGCTATCCAATCTGTAAGTGGTGGTATATCTAAAGTAAATGGATTTAAAACAGAATTACCTAGAGGTGTTCCTCAAGATACCTTTCAGGATTATGTGGGTAATATTCAGCCGGAAACTATAGCCCGAATGGGCGGGGTTGCTGGTTTCACTGATGAAGAAGCGGCAGAGGCTATACGAGACGGCAAAATAACCGCTATAGGTGGTGGGGAATATGTTGTAGAGGTTGGTCAGGGTTTGGGATTTCTGGCTTCTGGAAGTCGTTTTAATATCCCTTTATCTGGCGATACTGTAACTACTCTTTTTGGAAAGGATGGGAAACCTTTTATATTAACTTATTCATTAGACTTAGATTCTACTAACCAAGCTATAGCAGAAAGTAAAACCAGTAGGCGCTCCAATAGGAAAAGATAATGCCTTTTATAGACCAAACAGATAGGCGGTCAGTGATGCAAAATGCTGTCCCAGCTACTAATGAAAAGGCTCCTGATTTTGGAGAAACTTTCGCGGCTTCTTTAGGCAATACTATTGACGAAAATCTATCCATATCTGGCACTTTAAACCGTGAAGGATGGGAGAACAGGCAGAGGCTTATTAAGGAAAAAATAGATACTGACCAATTAGACAGGTCTAAGTATTTAGATGCCCGTGGTCGGTTCGATTATAATAGGGCCTCTATGGATTTAAACGACCCATCCATAAAGACAGATGAGCAATTAACTATTGAAAGGAATGAGATGCTAGCTAATCGACGTGCTTATAGTGAGGATGTTTTGGCGCGTGGTAACGGTATAGCTCAATTCTTAGGGATGGCTAATGCTTATATGCTCGACCCTATATCTATAGCAACAATGCCAATTGCTTTGCCGGGAAATGCGGCTAAGTCTTTGTCTATTGCTGGACGTGCTTTATTAACTGCTAGAAATGTTGCGGGTATTGAGGCGGCTACTGAGTTAGCCATACAGCCTTTAGTTTATACGCATAAGCAGGATATAGAATCACCATATACAGGGCGTGATGCTATAGAGTCTATAGGTATGGCGGCTTTGGGTGGCGCTGCTTTGGGTGGTGTTGTCGGTGGTGTTTCGGGTTATTTAAAGCGCGTTATAGGTGAGGTCGAAGCTAAGGGTGTTATAGATAGTGACGGAGAATACGCCCTTGAAAGTATAGCTAGAATGACTGACTCTATAGAATATGGGCGGGCACAAAGGCAGACTTATGATGTATCTATGGTTGATTATGATAAGGTCTTGAAGGGTGAGTATGATAGCTTTTTAGCTGCATCTAAAAACACTGTAAGAGAATTAGAAAGAGAAATCACAGAAGTTTCAAAAGACGCAGAAACGGTAAACGATTTAATAAAGGCGGCTGGTGGATTTGATAGGGCTAGGCTAGAGCTTGAAGGTATAGACCCTGCATCATTCAAGTGGCAGGGAAGCAACCCTTTATTTAGAAAGACAGGCGGAAAGCTTCCCGATGAAGTAGCGGAAATGTTAAACGAGGCCAATTTTAGGGGCGGTAATTGGGATGAGAACAGTGTTATAGACCTTGCTGATTCTTTGGCTAGGGGTGATCGTATCCTTACTAATCCTGAAGTCGATGCACATATACAGTTTAATCAAAAGCAGATAGATGATTTAAGCTTAAGACCTGATGAGGATTATTTAGAATCTATTTATAAGGGTGCTAGGGAGGCTGATGTTCAAGACGATTTAGATTATCTATCCGCCTTAGAGCAAAAGTATGATGAATTTAATAAGCCTAGTATAACCCCTGAGAAATTCGCTAGGCCAGATATACCAAAGGCTAGCAACCAAGTACAGATATCAAGGCAGGATTTCATTCTTGATGAGATGGGTATAAAAGATGATTACAATAGAGCTATTCAGGATTTTAACGAGATAGATAAGCCTAAGATTTTAATAGATGATAGCCTTCAAGATGCTGCTCCTTTTATGAAAAGTATTGATGACGAATTGGAGGGCATCGAATCGGTGCTAAGTTGTGCTCATGGCTGAATTTGATTTCTGTATAGATGCAGCATTTAAAGCGGGGAAGATTACTAAAGCCCTAGCCGAAGAGATTAAGGCGGCTGATAATCCTGAAGTATCTATAGATAATATTGTTAGTGACTTAACCCGGCAAAAACGAGAGGCGGCAATACAAGCTGTGGTCATTTCTAAAGCTTGGGATGATATAAACTCACACAAAACCAAAGGAAAGAATAAGCGTTACAACGGGTTAATTGCTCTACTTACAAAAGACCCTACAGGCCGTGCAGGTTATGATAATGTTGAATATTTAGCCAAAACATATACGGCTGAATTTCATGCTGATTTTGCTGAGGCAATGTCTAGGTTTCGGACTAGGCGTATAGGCTTCTCTCAAGATGAAGAAGGGCTTAGAAAATTAATCAAGGCTATCTATGGTGAAAAGGTCGATGATTCCGAAATTATGGGATTTGGTGAAGATTGGCTTAAAGTTACTGAGAAAATCCGAAATACTGTTAATTCTCTAGGTGGTTCTATATCTAAGAATGAAAAATGGTTAATGCCTCAAAGCCATGACCCTAGGTCTATTTTAAATCTTGGAAAAGTTAAAAGTGATATTAATGTAAAGCAAGCTTTTAATATGAAGGATATTGATGTAAACCTAGCTAGAAAGAGATGGAAAGAAATCACAATCCCTAGATTAGACCGTTCTCAGATGCTTGATGATATTGGTAGACCTTTGAGTGATGAGGAATTTGATGAGGGTATGAATGCTGCTTTTGATTCTATTACTACATACGGCCTTAGTAAGATGGACGACTTCTCATCCGTTCCTAATATTAGTGCCAAATTAAGCCGGAAAGGTTCAGAAAAAAGGTTTTTATTCTTTAAAGATGCAGATTCATGGATTGAATATCAAAAAGATTTTGGTAAGGGCGATATATTCACGACCTTAACAGACCATTTAGATGCTAAAGGAAATGACGCGGCATTGTTAAAGGTTCTTGGTCCTAATCCTGATAGTACCTTTAAGGCGTTAAAGGGTCAGATAGAGAAAGAAACCGGCATGACAGGCAGGCAAAAAGCCTTTTCTGAGACTTTATTTAATGTGGTTTCAGGTAAGTTAAATAGGGGCGATCTTGTTACTACAGCGGATTTTATGGAGTCTACTAGAAATGTAATCGTGGCTAGTACGCTTGGGGGTGCTTTTTTATCGGCATTGTCTGACGTAGCTTATCAGGGGATAACTACCAGATATAATAATATTCCTGCTATCAAGACGTTTAAAAGACAATTGGAGTTAATGGACCCATCAAACGAAGAAGATAGATTGTTTTCTGTAAAAATGGGTTTAATGGCTGAAGCTTGGACAGGTCGCGCTAATGCGAGCAATAGGTTTTCTGATACCTTTGGTACGGGTGCTACTGCTAAAATCTCTGAGGGCGTTATGAGGGCTAGCTTGCTATCTCCTTGGACAGATGCAGGGCGTAAAGCTTTTGGTATGGAATTTAGCTCTATGCTGGCTGAGAATTTTTCTAAGGCTGCTGACGACCTAGACCCTAGACTTTTAAGGTCTTTTGATTCGTATGGTATTACTAAGGCTGATTGGGATTTATTTAGAGTATCAAAGCCTTTAGACCATAAGGGCGTTAAGTTTGCTGACATGCTTCAGCCCGGCAGCCGTAAATTTCATCAAATGATTATGAGTGAGACAGATTTCGCAGTACCTACACCAGATGCAAAAGTTAGAGCTATTACTACAGGCGGGCTAGGTAGGGCTACCGTTGCGGGTCAGTTGTGGCGTAGTTTTTCAATGTTTAAAAGTTTCCCTATTACCTTAATGACTACTCATTTTTATAGAGCTGCTTATCAGGCAACTAATACTGAAAGGGTTGGCTACATGGGCGGTTTAATGGCTGCTAGTACGGTTATGGGTGGCGTTGCGGTAATGGCTAAAGACTTTGCCGCTGGGCGCGAGCCTAGACCAATTGGGACGGATGCAAGTTTAGAAGAAAACAAAAAATTCTTAGAGGCTGCATGGCTTCAAGGTGGCGGCTTAGGCATATTCGGTGATTTTATGTTTAGTGACGTTAACCGATTTGGCAGCGGATTTCTTTCTACTGCTGCTGGCCCTGTTCCTGATTTGGTCAACGATATAGGCGGCTTAACTATAGGCAACGTGCAGCAAGCTTATAGAGGCGAAGAAACCAACGTATTAGGCGAGGCTACTAAATTTGCTAAACGGTATACACCGGATATATGGCAGACACGACTACTAAGTGATTCTATGTTTGATCAGATTGAGTTAATGGCGGATCCTAAAGCTCAAAGGCGGTTTAACAGGGTAGTTAGAAAACGACAAAAAGAATATAATCAGAACTATTGGTGGAAGCCGGGCGATTTTCCGCCAAAGTTTTAAATAGGGGTTAATAATGGCTAGACATGACTACACCGCAACGGGCGGTCAAACAGTTTTTACATACACATTCCAAATCTTTGAAGACTCTGAAATACAGGTCTATCAAAATGATGTGCTATTAACCCTAACCACTGATTATACGGTTAGTAATTTAGCTTTACCTTCTATTGGTGGCTCTATTACTTTAGTTAACCCTGCAGGCGTTGGGGGTGCTATCGCTTTGGTTCAGGATGTACCATTTTCTCGATTAATTGATTATCAAACTGACGGTGATTGGGAAGCGACAGTAGTTAATTCTGATTTTGACCGAATATACACCTTATTTACTCAACAATTTGAGAATGGTGGTGGTGCCTCTGACACCCTTTCAGATCGTTTATTAAAGTTTTCTGATGGTCAAGACAGAAGCGGTAACACTAATTTAATACCATCTCCCGATGTTGGTAAAGTCCTCTCTTGGGGTCCTACTGGTGATATTGAAAACATCGATGCCATACCTACTGTAAATGCAGGTAGTCAGGTTGTGGCTAATAATGTGACTGATTTAAGGGCTGCTGATCCAACGAGTAGTATTAGTGCGTTTCTTAATGGTAATGCTGTTGCTAATGATGGTCTGCAAGCCTCTTATTATTTTGATGCGGCTAGTACCGCTGCTGATAACGGGTTTACTATTATTAAGCCTAATAGTATTGACTCCCTTGATCCGGGTCGTTGGTTATTTCTCTCTTTAGGGGGGGATAGTGTTGGGCCATTCCAAATACAGGATGACGCCGTAGGCGAGGAACAGGTTGGAACTGGTCAGATTACCGACGAGAAAAGGCCTCAAATACCTGAATCTACTGTAAGTGGTCGAGCTGTAGGCGCTGGTACTGGCGTAAGATCACCATTAACCAATAATGAAGTTGCGGCAATTGTCCTATCTGCTGAAAGCGGAATAGAAGAAAGCAGGACAATTATTGTAGAAGCTGATTTAGCCGGATTTTCCAGTGAAAATGTTACGGTTCCAATATCTGAGTTTGAAAACCCTTTAGGCGGTGGTTGGTATGAGTACGACTTCACTTTAAAAATGCGCATGTATACCGATGTTGCTATCGGTGTGAGCATGAGGCAAACATCTGGCTTTGCACTTGATGGTCATGTGTCTAATTTTGAAATAGTCGATGTTGGTGTTGTTGGTCCTTATAGATGGGCGGGCACTAAAGGCGGTTCTTTTATCAAGACCACTATCGTTACAATTACCACAACTGGCGGGGTTTTAAAGACTATTCAAGTAAAAGGATTTTTAAACTCTACAACCGCAGGTGTACCCGCTGTTAATTTTGCAGGTGGTCCATCGGATAACATGATATTACAGCAAGGCTCTTATATTAAATGGACTAAAATAAAAGACCCTACTTTGGAGTCTTAGTTTCACCATTTTTAAGCGCTAATAGCCTATTGGGTAGGCCAGTCTGTTTAGCTATCATGATAATGGCGTCTTCTAGAAACTTAACCCTTTCTTCTAGGGATTGCTCTTTTTGTTTTTTAGGTTTCTTTTCTTCGCTCTTTTTAGTTTCTTCGCTCATTGTAGACCCTTTTCTGCTATTTCTATGTAGGATTTGGCAAACGGTTCAAACTTTTCAATTGCTTGTATAATGTCTTTTCTAAGCGCTAGGAACTGATTTTTAGACAATCCTCTGCTACCGCTCATATGGGCTATTTCCTTCAAACCATCATGAACATGGCTCCATTCCCTGTTTTTGCCATCATTTATTATTTCTCTAGTAACTTTTTTTACCTTTTCGTCAGTCCATTCAATAGGGGTTATTTCGCTCATGTTTGCAGCCTTTTTACTCAGACCCTATAATATATTCTATTTTTTTAATTATAACAAATAGTGGTTTTATTGATGTCAATATGACATTATTTTAATTATCTAAATTAGGGTGTAAGGTGATAGCTTGAACATAACATTTAACCTATTAATAAGCGGTGTTTTAACTACATTTGCACTTTTATCAGTATTTTACTTTATAGGTATTTTTCACCAAATTGGTGCGTTTGGTATTATAACAACATCAGGAACAGTGTTATTAACAGTAAATTTAGAATACCCTCTAATTTTCTTCTTTTTTTCATGCTTATTAAGTGGGTTTGTATTAATCAAAATAGAAAAAGAGCGAATCCATGCAAGAACAAATACAAAACTTAGCGGAGAGAGTGATAAGGAATGATGAAGGGTCCAAGCAAGATAGCAGGAGTGTAAGCACTGGAGCGTCATTATTCACGGCTTTACTTTTTACAGTGTTTTTTTTAAGTAATTACATTTTAAGTCAATTTAATGATCTTGATGAAGATTTAAAAAAATTTATTGAAAAAACAGAATCTATAATTATTGATCTTAAGTTATTTGATAATTCTCTAGCTCCTTTAAAAGATCATTCAGAAATAAACACTCTAGGCGTTGAGGATAACGCAAGAAAAATACATTTGTTAGAATTAAAGATTCAACACCTTGAAGACATTAGGCGGTGACTATGGAAGCAGAAGCGGCTGCATTGGGCGGCTTGATAGTTGCCGGTATGGTGGGCCTTCCTTTCTATAATGCTTTCATGGAAAAAGTTGAAGATAACGGTAAGCAAGTAACAGCGGAAAACGCTAAAATAGATTTATTGGTAAGTAAAAGTTAATGGATATTGCGGCATTTCAGAAAAATCATAGAATATGGCCTAAAGCTCAATTGATATTTTGGGCGATCCTTATTTATAGGGTTACAGAATGGGCTATGACTCAGCCTGATCTAAGTAATGCGCAGGCGGCTATTGTTTCTACTGTGTATATGGCGGGAGCGGCTTATGGTAAATTCTACGGCGAGACTGACCCATCTAACAAACCAATAGTAGCGGTGCAAAATGATTCCATACCTTGATAAAACGATTGTAAAGCTAGGGCTTGTTACAGCTCTTATAGTGGGCTTGGTGGCGTTTTACAAGTGGCACTATAGTCAGGTATTCGATGCGGGTATAAATCACCAGATAGCGATACAGGCTAAGGCTAATGAGAAAGTAGAAGAAACTTATACTAAAGAGATAGGAAAAGCTTTAGATGACAGTAAAAAGGAAAAGTTAGAATCTGCTAGACTTCTACAGGAATTAAGCAAAGTAAAAGGTAAATACCGTGAAATACAAGAAGCCGCTACTAATAGTAAGTGCAAGTCTTTGGGCGCTGACTCTTTCGAGTTGTGGAACCAAATTATCGGAACCGCTCCCAATTACCAAGGCTGAGAACTTAGCCGAAATAAAGAACGAGGCCACAGTCTTTCACCTAACTAAATGTGAATGGCCTAAGCCTGTTCGAGAAGATACTATTGCTGAATATCTTTACACCCTTGAAGAGATTATGAACGCTTATAGACCTTGTTACGTTCGCCATAACTCGTGGGTCGATACTCAGATTGATTAAAAACGCTGGCTTCTATTATCGTCACAAGTTCTACATATTAGCCCATGACTGACTTTGATCTTAGTTAGAAACTCTTCTTTACAGAATGTGCATGTATTTTCATATGATGCACTATTAAATATCCTGTCAAAGTTAGAATTGAAGTCTTCTTTAGATACCTCACAAGGTCTTTGTGTACTTCCTTTGCTCATTGCGGGTTTATCCTTGTGCTAACTTCTTGGAATATCATATTATAAAAATAATTCTCTATATTTGTATTATTCCAAAGCTCTACAAGTTCAATATTGGAAAGGCTTTTAATTGTCCTGCCATCTAGTAACATTTGCTGTATTGCGTTCACATTGTTTTTCTTTTTATCCCAAATCATAATTTATTCCTCAAATACAGATAATAAAGCTATTTCCATTAATTCCTCTAAAGCTGATTCAGACATAGCTATAGAATAGCCATTACTATTCGTTATTATATATTCGTCATCTTCTTTAGATAGCTCGACCGATCCAAACTTTATAGTGTGTGTCATAGTACAAGCTCAATATGCGGCCAATCCATGAATGAATGATCTGTTATATCTCCGTCACAATCCCAGTCAAACCCGCACCTTATTTTAACTCCTTTGGTATGGGCTATTCCTTTAATAATACCGCCTAGTTGGGCGAATCTTTCTATATTATTCCAGTCGATAGGATAGGGTGCAATATCTACCGCTACGCTTGGCATTTGATTATGCTTTGAATTAGGGTATTGAACCTTGGATCTTCCAGAATGAAAGTATTCGTTTTGCTCTTCTTCGCCACGATGACCGCAAAGCACTGTAAAATCAACTATCTTAATTGCCTCATCTAAAATATCCTGTAAATCAGGATGGCAAGTAGCTATTTTTTGCTGTGATTTAGTTCCGAATTTATACATTAATTCCACCTTTTAATTGTCCCGCCTAATTTAAACTGCTCTTTTGTTAAGTGGTCTAAATCATCCGACCACCCTACTATTTGTCCATATATTACTAAGTACCACATATCCCCATCGCTTTTAATATTTGATCTAACTCCCAAACAATCTGATAATGCCCTGTCCAGTTCTCTAGAAGCTTTTCCTGACTAGGTTTAATAGCTCCTTTCTTAAAACCGCCATCCTTATTAAACACCTTGTCAGGGTCTTTTATCTCAAACCAGTACGTTACCCCCTTATATCCACAAAGTAAGTCGTCGTGCCCTTGCTGTACTGTTACATTAGGTATTTTACGTAGAGCCTTAACTATTTCTTTCTCGTTAGCATCTATTCGGGCTGCTTGCCTATGCTTGCTCATTAATTAAATTGCGCGTTTTCGTATACTTTGGATGAGAATGTGCTGGCAGCTTTGTATTTTATGTCTGTAAAATCTACAGGTAATACTTTTATTTTATTATTCTTTCTCCATTCTTCTTGTCCTTCCCTTCTATCTCTGTTTTCCTTCTCATTTGCATCAATTCTTGATTGCTCATTGCTTACATACATAATTAACTCCAAGTTTTTAAAATAGCGTGTTTACTAGGTAATAACTTCATATACTCTATAACCTCTTCAGGAATAGGGCTAGGTTTTCCAAAGAAACTTTGATACTCCCTCTGCTGGGATAGGAAAGTACCTCTTTCGTACTCAAAGCCGTACTCTTTAATATCATCGTGTACCGTCTTTGGTATCATTATTATTAGCCACTCCCCGCCCTTATCTATACCAGCTTCAGAGAGTAATTTAAACTTAGCCTTACTCCCAAATAAATGATGCAATTCGCCTATACCGTTGTGATGCTGTGTTTCAAAGTACATCAGTCTAAGATCATCATGGAATCGTTTTTGTGCGCTGTTTGGGTTTCCGTTCAAACTATTCACCTGCTAATTCTTTATTTACATCAAACCTTATAGCTCTCTCTTTATTTAAAAACTCTTCAAGAGATCTATCTAATATTTCCTCTGCCTCTTTTCTGGTAAAACCTCGCTTCATTTGATCATCAATAACTTCATCAAATAAATTAATCCAGCTATTCTCTATATCTATATTTTTGATTGGCATATCTACCCCTTAAGTCATATTACTTGCTGTTAATTCTCTACGAGAGTTCGCGCACTCAGTACGCCACACCTCAATCCTTGATTCTGCCGCTTTCAATTTCCAATAATATTCTTGCTCTTTTTCCACTGCTACTTTTAGACCTTCTAAGAGTTCAATATATTCTGGATGAGCATAAGCATAAGATTCTCTAGTTTGCCCTGTACCCTCTGCACACTCATTAATTAAGAGCGCCTTCTTAGACTTCCTAAATTGCTCTAGGTATACTCTATTGGCCTTGGCTTGTGCATACCCCTTGCTTAAGTGGTAAATCGCGTCTACGGCCTTGTGTGGCGAATCATTGTGGTTTATTTGTGTCATTTAGTATGACCCTCCCTAAAATTTCTGGTATTTGCGGTACTACTGCGTTTCCTAATCCTTTAAGTCTGTGTGACCTATTGGGAACCCCATTAGATTTTCCACAAAGTGTGGGTTCAATTGTGCTGTTTTCCCAGATACCGCGAACGAGTCCGGCAATGAGTTTGTGCCATCCCTCCCTGCCTTCTCCAAAGATTCCAAACTTCTCGCGCCTTTGTAGTCTCGCGCTCTGGGTGTTGGGTACAAAGTTTTGGCTATAGCTACCTCCAAATTGTTGTGAGGATGGTTTGACATTTTTTCGGTCAAGTTCCCCGCCATAGCGCTGCATGACCTCGGCGTAGGCAATAATCCAGACCCTATCTCTGTGATGGTGTGCGCCAAGTTCTGAAGCTGATATACAGTGCCACTCCGCATCATACCCGACCTCGGAAATGTCGAACAAAACTCGCTGAAACCATCGCCCTTGCTGTCCACTAAGGAGCGCTGTGACGTTTTCAAAGATTGCGTAATCGGGTCGAATTTCCCTAAGTAAACGGGCGCACTCTGACCAGAGGCCCGACCTTGTGCCGTCTTTGATACCTTCCTGCTTTCCTGCGAGGCTGATATCTTGACAGGGGAACCCTCCGCAAATAGCGTCAATTGGTCCTCTGTAGATTTCTTGTCCGTCATCGTATAACGCCCCATCTTTGTAAGTTAGTTTAGTTACGTCACCAGCCAGCGGTATTTCAGGCCAATGCTTCTTTAAAACTTGACGCGGGTAATCTTCTATCTCGCAAAAGGCTATTGTTTCCATCCCGGCGCGTTCAAGCCCTAAGCTGAAGCCTCCAATACCGCTAAATAAATCCAATACCTTCACTTTCCACCCCTATTAATCAATTCGATAATCCTACGCTTCTCGTTATCGGTATATTCAGGCCATTCTAGGCGCTGCGTAACCGTCCTACCGCACCCCAAGCAAACCTTTTCATTAGGTGTGCATTTGTCTTTACAGCCTATTAAGCTTCTATCAAAGTTAACTATCGGCATGGTATATCTTTAGCTGAACTATCAACCACTAATCGAGATACATTGTTAATATATGTGTACTTCAAAATTGGTTTGTTAGATAAACCTTTCTCTCTAGCCTGTATGGTTACATCTCTTCGGCTTGTGCCTATAAATTCATATATTTTCATATCATCACCTATAATTTAAGTTTTTGGCTCATAGCCTCAAAAGCTATCTTGCCTTCAGCCCTTGTAAGCGCTTTATCTTTACGTTCTAGCAGATTAGTTTTGTTCTGTTCCTCTGTCAGTCTCATTCTTTTGTGCTCACAGTGTTCTTTTGGTCCAATACAATACTCTTTAAATTCTGGGGCTGTTGGCACATATGTTGACCCACTATTAGAAATCTCATTCAATCCAAACTCTACTTGCTCACTGGTTAAGCCTCTTAACGCTGCACCCCATATCGGTATAGTTTTGTTTTCTTCGTTCCATTCGCCATAGGGATTTGACCACTTAGTACCGAATAAGGCGCTCATAACGAGCCATATCTTAGCCAGTAATTTTTTATCCAAACTCCCTCTGGATTGCTTCTGCTGTTCTTTGTGCTGGAGACTTTCTATCGTTATGTCCTTTGGAGTTTTCATTGTTGTCACCTTTTAGCTCAAATAAACCTTGATAATCATTCTGTATAGATTTGTCGATAATCTGCTGCTGCTCTTCTTTAGTATGTTTTAGTAATAGTTCAAATTGCTTAACCGCTGCCTTATTACTTATTTTCTTTTTCTTATCCTTTCTAAACTCTTCCCATTCAGTCCATGAATTACGATTAATACCGTCAGGGATTACATAATCATTTTTATTACCATTATTACCATTATTACCATTATTACCATTATTATCTGTGTTCACTTGCTGTTCGTTTGCTGTTCGTTTGCTGTTCTTTCGTTGTTCTTTATCTTGGTATTGGCTGTAGTTAGCTATTGATATTAAACGATATTTTGTGAAAGTTTGTTGTTTGATTTGGTGTTCATTTTCGAACAGCTTTAATAACCTTTGTATTTTTGATTCGTTGATACCCGTTGATGTCGCTAAAGACTTTCTTCCTGTTATGAATTCCCCCCTTTTTACAGGTATTGCTTTGTTTCCTACAAGGGCTTTTGTATCACTATGATTAGCCCTTAGTAGAAGATAAACCCAGAGCGTTAATGCTTGAGGGTCTTTGAATAATGGGTTATCCAAAATCTTGCGATGTAAACTTATCCAACCTTGCTCTCTCATTATTCGCCTAATGCAATAAAGTCTGAAGATGACATTCTAAAAACCTTAGAAAGCTTATCAATTGTTTGGCTAGATGCTTTAGGGCTATTGGTGATATTAGAGGCTTGCTGTTTTGTCACCTCTAATTGATCGGCTAACCAGCCTTGATTCTTTTCTTGTGTTGCTAGTGCAATTTTTACTGATTTGCCTACGTTCATGGTTTAAATCTCCAGTTGATGATTAGTAAATTAAACTATTAAAAAATAAAAGTAAAGAAAAAGTTTGACACATGGGGTAATTATATGTAAATTAACAATCAAGCGCAATAACGAGGATTTATAAATGACCAGATGTAGAGTTACAGAAGAGCTAAACGCACACGAATCTAACGACACTCACGAGTACAGGTATCAGAATCTAATTACTGAATATATCTTAGAAGAGATACTTACTAATGCTGATAAGTTGTTGCCTCTAATCGCTACTGATAGCGAAGAAGAAGCAAAGGCAATTGTAGACTTATACCAATCTCTACCAATGAAGAATGGTGAGAGGCCAGCTTTTGGTTTGGGCAAAGTTGAATCTAGAGCTTGGGACTTAATAGAAACTTATATTAATAATCAACATATAAGAGATGAAGTGGAGAATATGATATGAACGGATGGAATATAGAGTTTAACCCAAAGCCTATCCCTTTAAGGTGTTGTGATTGGGATTTTTGGCACGATGATAATGATGGTGAAAATTGCTTAAGCGGTGTTGCATCAAGTGAAGCAGACGCAAAAAAACAGATAAAAGAAATTGAAGAAAATAATAGACATTTTATAGCTGAAGAAATGCCAATATTTGAGGGTACTAGAGAAGCTTTAGATAACTTAACAATATTTGGGGGTAAGTAATGTACCAACACTCACTAAACGGTGATCCTATTAGTTATCACATGGAAAACCTTAGCTTTAAACTTGAAAAGGCATTAACTGACTACTCAATGCTAATAGAGATTACCCAAGAAGAAATTGAAATTTTATCAATGGAAGTAAATAACGCACGAGAAGCGGAGGATTTTAGCAATGTCGAACCTTTCTAATATGGATTTATGGAATGCTGTCGAAAAGACTAACCCAGCTCATACTAAAAAAGTAACATTTGGTAGAGCTATAACAGCGATTGATCCTTACCATCAAATCAAGAATGCTACTGAGCAATTCGGGCCTGCTGGTCAGGGGTGGGGATGGGAGGTAAGGAAGACTGAAATATTTGAAACTAAAGAGGTCGCTGTTCTGGTTAGGGTATGGATTAAAGATGCTGGATATATCGAACAATGGGGCCAAAATGGCCTTTATATTGATAAAGATATGAAGAAAAAAGATACAGACCATATGAAGAAAGCGACTACTGACGGACTTACGAAGTGTTTATCATGTATGGGGTTTAATGCTGATGTTTTCTTAGGTAAGTTTGATGATAATAAGTATGTTAAACGGATGGAAAGTGAATTTGCTGGCCCAGCTTATAACGAGTTTGAGCATGATCAATTCCACAGTATATTTTTAGAAGATAATCCTTTGAAGTTCTACTGCTTTCATAAGTCGTTAAGCGAAAAGGCTTACGAGGATTTATTTAAGTCATTTAAAAGTGACAAGATGAAAAGCAAGGAAAAGTGTAATCAGCTTATTAACAAGGGGTTAGGCAAGCTTTCAGAGGTTTGCGAGGAGCTAGATAATCTAGCTCAAGCTCAGGATATTTCTGCATCTGAGGTAATTAGAGGCCTGTCTGATAACGAGAAAAGATTAATAAGCAAGAATGTAGATCCTGAAACTCTTAAATTCTTAAAAACATTATCGGAGTAAATAATGGTATCAATTAACTACTGGCTAAACACGCTATCTAAAAACGAAAAGAAAGCACTGGTAAGAAAGTTTTATACTGATGCAGGAATAGGGATAGAGGGTAGAAATGTTATTTTAGATAATATTAAAGTGTTAGATAAGTTTGCCGAGCTATCTTTAAAAGCCCTTAAAAGTAATAAACATATAGGCTCTAGGTGTATTGTTGAGGTAATTAGATTCTACACAGCTATTGAAGACACAGACAAAACTTTTAAGATTAATAACAATTTAAGTAAGTATCTAGCCCGTATATCAATGGAGCTTTTCCCAGAGTTAAACGGATATTTTGAACTGAGAACAATTAAATAGAGGAAGTAAAAATGAGTAAATATGGCGTAGAGATAAGTATTGACGTAACAAAGATTGAAAAAGCTAGGTTATACCAAGGCAAGAAAGGTAATTACCTAACAATGACTACTTTTATAGATGTTGATAACAAAGACCAGTACGACAATAACGGGTTTGTATCTCATAAACAGACTAAAGAAGAGAAGGAAGCCAAAACGAATACGCCTATTCTGGGTAATGTAAAGGTTTTCTGGTCAGACGCTCCACAGACGCAAGAAGGCGCACAACAAGCCAAGGGTAATTTAGACGACTTCGAAGAGCCGCCTTTCTAATGATGTACTTATTATTAATACCAATAGCAATATTTATAATAGCCTCCCTATGTGTAGTATCTATAGGGATGGCTGCAAGGGCAGAGGATGCAAATAACAGGTAAAGGTGTTTTATGAAAACTAAAATTTATGAAAACTATAAAGACTTCTTAAAAAGAGAAGATAGAAACGAAAATGGTGTTAGTAAGGAGTTTGCAGAAGCACATCCTAATTTTGAAAAGGATAACTTAACAAATAAAGCTTGCTGGAACTGCTCTGACTGCTCTGACTGCTCTGGCTGCTCTGACTGCTATGGCTGCTATGGCTGCTCTGACTGCTCTCGCTGCTCTGACTGCTCTGACTGCTCTGGCTGCTCTGACTGCTATGGCTGCTATGGCTGCTATGGCTGCTCTGGCTGCTCTGACTGCTCTGACTGCTATGGCTGCTCTCGCTGCTCTCGCTGCTCTCGCTGCTCTGGCTGCTCTCGCTGCTCTGGCTGCTCTCGCTGCTCTGACCAAACAGGAGGCAAAAAAGAAGGAATGATGAAAATTCCAAAAATAGAAAATATTCATAACCGAGTGCTGGAGGTTGTATCACAAGATAACGCCTTGGATATGTCTACATGGCATACATGCGAAACCACGCATTGCCGAGCGGGATGGGTGGTTAAGTTAGCAGGGAGAGAAGGTAAGGAATTAGAAAGTAAAACTTCTACCGGATTTGCTGCCTTGCAAATTTATAACGCATCATCTGAAATAAAAGTTTCACCCCCAAGGTTTTTTGAAACCGATGACCAAGCTATGGAAGACATTAAAAGATGCGCTAAAGAAGAGTTAACCCCTACCCCATAACAGGTAAAGGTGACGTATGAAGAACTTAATAATACTTGCGGCAATATCTCCCGCCTTAATTGTGCTAGCTATGACAGAAGCACCAAAGAAGCCGGATAATTTATTGCGGTTCAAAAGAGTGTAACCACTTTAAGCAGCGGTTGGAACAATCCAACTGCTTTAATTTGTTATGCCTTCGGAGGGCAAAGATTATGGCTATACCAAGAAGTTTTGTAGAAAGTAATTTAGGGAGAGCAAAAGGCTCGCAGTTTTTTGGAGTACCTATTGAAGAAATGACTAGAGATGAGCTTATAGCGTGCTGTGTTGCTGGATGGCAAGGACAGGACAAACAGAGAACAGAACAGCTAGAAAAACGACTTACACTTAAAGATGCTAACTACAATTGAAGCAATGAATGATGATGAATTACAACAACTTAGGGAGTGCTGCTCAACTGCAACAACTACAAATTGCAGTTGGGCTATTTACGAGGTTAAAAACCATGCCGCAACAATGGCCAGCATTGAGGCGAATAAAATGAGTGAAACGAAGAATGATATGACGAATCCAGCGCAGCGAACTGTAGCAGTCATGTTGAATTGGTTGTTATATTTGCCACTACAAAGAAAGGATCCAAGAAAATGAAAGAATACACTTGCAGTAAATGTCATAAAGAAATTGACGGACATGAGGCTTATGAGTACCGAGGCGCGGTAGCTTGCGAAGAATGTTTTGATAGTGTTATTGAAACAAGAGACTTTCAACGACAAGAAATAATTACAGAAGAAAGCGCAAAAACCGACAAATTTAAAGGTCTTGATTTAGGTGATAACGTGATCGGAAAAGCTAACCGTGAAATATTAAAAGGCTCGATTGAAGTTGCTTCAAGAGAAAGCGGTAGATTAAAAGAGTACGAAAATAGAAAGGCAATATAACCTAAAGCTAAACGGGCGCTAACACCGCCCTTAAATTAATAAACAACCAACTGTTAGCGCTCCGATTTGAGCGAGTTGTTAGCAGAGCGATAACACAAGGACAACAGATAATGCTAAAAGAATACGTTGAAAAATGGCACAAGATCGATGGTGAGAAACCACAAAACGAAAAGCAGTTCATAAGCGCATTTGTTGAGTTTATGAAGGAGCGAGATAGCGAACATTTTGAGTTCGATGGCGAAAACCATTACTGTGGCTTTACCGCTACAGTTTATGATGAAAACCCTAGTTACTGTATGGGTAGAACAATGGCTTTTGAATTTGCTTACAGTAATGATTTTGTAAAAGTATTTACCGCTGCACATAATGGGTTTTGGACGCCAGAGTATATAAGCTTAAAAGGTGATGACGCAAAAGAGATATTAACTATATTAAAAGATAAGTTAACTCAGTGGGCTGGATTTGCCTGCTAACCCTTAAATTTGGGGCAGGAGCGCAGCGACTGTCCAGCCCGCAGGGCGAACCAACATTGTTTTGTTATGCCTTGGAGGGCAGATTAATGAATGACAAGCCAAAAACAGTAACCTATGAAGTGATTGCTAATTTCCCTGCATCAATGTTTGAGGTGGGAGAGATAGTAACTGTGTACGAAAACACAGGAATGCTTTACATGGTGGAGATAAGCGACAACAGCTATAAGGATGATGTTAGGGATTATCCCCATCTTTTTAGAAAAGTAGAGGCATAACGCCTTAATAACTGGCGGCGTGAGCCGTCCATTTTGATTAACTTGTTAGGTGATTTTATGAAATTAAGTGAGAAATTTGGCATTATTTTTGACCAGCTTTCTGAGTGGTGTTTTCGTTTTTTAACGGTTGCAATGGGGCTTCTCGCGCTTGCTCTGTCTTTAACGGTTCTTGGCGTAATTCCGAATATGTTAATGCCACACTGCATATAGAACTAATTATTGCGGCCATAGCTGCGGCGATAGTCCATCGTTGCGCAGTCGTTATCCGCTTTTGGTCATCAAGGTAGTCTTGCCTTGTTGCCCAAGGGTTATCAATAGGAGGGTTAATGAGAGTTACGCGAAGATTGTTTTTATCTCCATTCATATTGGAGTCAAAAGCCTTATCTAGTTCATCGCTCATTTATTCACCTAACGCTGAAGGTCTGCCGTCCGATGGCGGCGAACCACCGAAAACACAGAAAGGAAAATAGCTATGAAAACCACAACGGAAACACCAGCGGGAGCGGATCGGTCAGCACCGTCTTGTTCTCAGTTTGGGAAGCTGCGTCTCTCCGTTCAGGGGACAAATAACGGACGGGGCTTCGACATCTTTTACGACTTCGGAAAATCTCACGATTTTGTGGAGTTTGAAAGCAAGCCTGAGTTCTACTTCATTCAACCGTGGATGCAGTTTCCCAGCAAGGAATACAGCGATACCTGTAAGCTAGTATCCATCGAGCTAGTGAGACGGTTCAATGCTTTCCCTGACCTTGAGCAAGAAAACGAGCGACTTCGCAAGGAGGTCGAGCGCCTTCGATCTTCTGAGAACCCCTTAAACAGCAGCCCGAAGGGTCGGCTGCTTTAATTTGTTATAAACCGATGGAGAATATAGAGATGCGAAAATTTATTATTACTTGGGACGCTGGCTACGGTGAGGCACATCAAGAGATAGAGGCAGAGAACTACGATAAAGCTTTAGAGGAAGCATACGAAATGTGGAAGGAAGAGGCAGAGTCAAAGGCTAATTACTCAGCAGAAGAATACACTGATGAGCTGGCAGAGGAATCTCTTAGGTGGTTTATCAGCTATTGAATTAGCGGCTAACGTAGTTGGTCCAATTGAGTGCTTTGTTATATAGCAAAGCTATAACCAATAACTAACAGCGCCTACGGGCGTATAACGCTTATTTAAGGGGCGCATAGTGTCCCCTTTAAATAGCGTGTTATAGGGAGCGCAAGAAGTGAAAAGCATAGTATTAGGAACAATAGCGGGGTTAATATTCTCGTTAATTATGTTTATTAATCTGGATAATTTGATAATTTAGCGGAGGCTAGAAGCTTCTTAATGCTTATTAACAAATAAAAGGTGTGGGTATGGATATACGAATGAATCTCAAAAAATATTGGGAAGTTATGTGGATTAGAATTGCTATCAAAATCCTTCAAGGTAGGAATGTTGCCCGATGTCGGGTAGTTAGCCGCAGAGATAACAATGATATGTGGTATATGTCAGAGAAGCTAGATTCTATTTGTGGCCGAATGATTGATGAATATCAAACCCCAACAACTTAAAGAGGGTGTTCGTGTGAGATATAAATAAAAATGCCAAACAGAATAAATAGAAAACACACATTTGAAGCTAAATGCCAGTCATGCGGCAAGAAAGCAATAACAGCTTATAAAAGCATAAAATCATTTGAGCTAAA